TTAAGTTCCGATAAAGCACTAATAACATATTCCCTATGTTTTTGTGCCTCTGTCATTGTTTCATCTGGTTACTGAGCTTTATAGCTCTGTTAGGCGTTTGTTTTGCCCATAAAGAATCGAGCATCTCAACTGATGCCTTTTCATAGTTCTTAGCTTCTAAGTGTTTAAGCATATTCTTGAATTTAGAAACTCCGTTGATGCCGAGCTGATAACACATTTCGTATACAACTTCGCATTTATCTTGCGGCAGCCCCCTTAAAAAAGGAAACTTCTTATTGGCGGCATCTATCAACTTATCCAACTTTCTCTCTAGTATCATATCACATATATCTTCTTCTAATACTAAGTCTTTAATAGCAAAGCCATAGCCGATAGTAAGTACATTTTCCGTACAACGATATGGTTTACTTCTAAAACCTTCTGATTCTTTAACTGCTTCTATTAAACTCATTATGCAGTTTTTCTAACTATTGTTGTTAAAACTTTTTTCATATCAGGGATGTAAGCATGAGATATTGATATAATTGTATCGTCATCTGCCATTAAAGCATCCATATCTTTTGGCAGAACTCCAGTAGACGATGCTTCACTTCCTTCTAATTTACTACTATCATAAGCATCGTGCAATAAACTATCAACTGTTATAGCCATTTTTTCTCCTTACTTAACTTGTTTTTTTGGTTGAGCTTTTGGTTTTGGTTTAGGCTTTTCTATTACTTCTTCCCAACCTTTTCTATTCAATCTTTCTAATTTTTCAGGAGTCAATACTTTATTATCAAATGAACGAATTATTCCTTTTGCACTAACCCTTTTGCCATTATATTTAAATTTTTTCACTATTCATTCCTTTAAGTTTTAAGGGGGTAGTTGCCCACCCCCTTAATTTAAGTTAGATATTAATCTAAGCTATCATATAGTGCGATAATTCTTCTATCACCTGCACTATCTGCATTTCTAACAACACAACCATATAAAGCATCAAAAGACACTAAGTCTTGCATATATGTATGTTGATAAGATCTCTTAACACCTTGTGCTTGAACAGCAGTATAAAGTGCTGATTCATGTATAGCAAATCCCATCAAATGATCATCATCTGCTGTATCTGAACCACTACTACCTGTGTCAAAACCAGTCCATGCCTGAGTTCCTGTTTCTGCATTAGCACTTACTGAAGCAACATCTAAGTAAGCATTATTAGACATTACAACAGGCATACCCATCAACATTCCAACTTGTCCTGTTCTAGCAAATTCAGCACCTAATGGAGCAGATGTACCTTGAGCAAATGCTTCCCCAATTCCTGCCATAGCACCATAAGTTACAGGAGAAAGAACTAATGTCCAACCTTTTGTATCCCCAGTTTCACCAACAATTAAACCAAGTAATGATGCTAAGTTTGCATCAGTAAATGATGTTCCTACTTCAACTGCTGCTGTTGTACTTGTAATACCATCACCTGAGCCTAGAGCAGTCTCTAGGTTTGAAACTATAGAATAAGCAACATAGTTATCTACTGCTCTTGCAACTGCATATCCCATTTGTTGTGAATACAAGCTAAACAAATCATAAGTTGATTGTGCTTTTACTGCATCTGGAATCCAGATTGGAGCAGCATGATGCTGGTTTATTGTTAAAGTTGTTGATGTAGCAGTATCACTACCTGAAACATCTAAAGTTAAAACTTCTGCATTTTGTGTTACAGGTTTTACAATAGGTGTACCAACATGAGGTAGATTAATTTTATCACCACCTTGTTTAGCCAAAGCTGATAAGTCAGTACCTAGTTTTGAAAGAACTGTATTTTTATTAAAGGAATCTAATACTGCTTGTCCCCAAAGTTCTGGGACAAACTGATCACCAATAGTATCATTATCAGCACCTAAGGTACTACTACCACCGACACCACCAATTAATATATTACTTCCTAATGGGTCTGTTAAAGCCATTTTATCTCCTAAATTTTATCCCCTATCAACTGCCGAAGCCTTCTAGTAGGATTAAGATTTTTTAAATCCGCTAACAATACTTGCCCAATTAGATTTTTTATCAGTATCAGTTAGTTCGTTCCAATTAACCTTTTTTTGGATAATTGAACCTCTAGCTGAAGGCTCACTTGTATCTGGTTTGGGAATATTATTAACCATAAATTCTAAGACATCTAAGTCTTTATCTTGAAATTTTTCACGCTGATCAGGATCGATTTTTTCTAATAGTTGGCTTTTTCTTTGGTCAAGCAAGGTTTGATATTTATCTTTATAACCTTTCTCACTTTCGTATAAAGCCTTCCATTCTTCTTTTTCTACCAATTTAGCTTTTTCTTGCTCTGCTAACTTTGACTCAAGTTTAGCAAGTTTAGCTTCAGCATCCTGACTCCTTTGTCTGTACTTTTTGCTTTCTGCAATTAACGATCCTACATCTGGAGTTTCTGTAGGTGTTTGCGGTGTAGTTTCCTCACTAACTGTTTCGGTTGCTACTTTTGTTTCTTCGGACATACTGCCCTCCTATTTTTGACTAAAAAGTGTTCAAAATATGGTGGTATATTAATAATAATTTGACTAAACTACACTATATATAGTGTAATAAAACAAAATTTATCTTAAATTGACTTGTCTTGAATATGTCAAAAAATCGAGAATTGATAACGGAGCATAAGGAGAAATGGTTTGACTTTATAAACTATGTTCCGCATAACGGTCAAAAGAAATTGCACTTTCCAAGCAAAGATTGGAGATTTTGTGTGGCGGTGTGTGGTAGAAGGTGGGGTAAATCAGTAAGTGCCTCGGTTGAAGCTCAAGTGGTACTTTCGCAGTCTAACAAAAGAGTTTGGTGTGTTGCACCGACTTACGATGGCTCGGAAAAGATTTTTAGAGAAATTTGGCACAAAATGGTTGTCGAAAAGTCGATGCCAACAACAAGAGCCTCATACAAAGACCAGTACATCGAATTTGAGTGGGGTAGCGTGGTTGAAGGAAAGAGTGCAGACAAGCCTGACAGCTTGGTTGGAGAAGGTTTGGATTTACTTATACTCGATGAGGCAGCCAAGATTAAAAAGAAAACATGGGAGATGTATTTACGACCGACTCTTTCTGACCGCAAAGGGTCTGCTCTTTTCATTACAACGCCCCAAGGCTTTAACTGGGTATATGACTTATACCTACTGGGACAAAAAGATGAAATGTGGCACTCGTTTAATAGTCCGAGCCATGAAAATAATTATGCTTACCCTGATGGTAATAGGGATTCCGATTTACTTGAAGCTAAGCGAAATTTGGCAAAAGAAGTTTATGATCAAGAATATGGTGCGAAATTTACTTCCTTTGCAGGTAGGGTTTACCCCTTTGACAGGAATTTGGATATGGGGCATTTTCCTTACGATCCTGGTTTGCCTACTTTTTGTAGTATAGACTTTGGATTTAGACAACCTGCTGCGTTATGGTTTCAAACCTATCGTGAAGAAGGGCTTTGGCATATAAGAATTATAGATGAGATAATACATGAGACAGATATTAAAACAGATGACTTTGCAAATAGGATTAAGTCAAGGAACTACAAGTATGTTACTTATTATGGCGACCCTGCAGGTGGACAAGCACAGGGACAAACAGGTTTAGGAGATATAGAGATATTCAAGAGGCATGGCATAGTAGTGAAAACTATACGAGATAAGGTTTCGAGAAAGATAGAGGCAGGTGTTTCTCATGTTAGGGGCTTTATTGAGAACGCAGAAGGTAAAAGATTTCTTCATGTGCATAATGAGTGCCATGGAATTGCCGAAGATTTAGAGAATTATCGTTATCCTGAAACAAAAGAGGGTTTTCCTTTAAAACCAGACCCTGTAAAAGATGGCTACCACGACCATGGTTGTGATGCTTTAAGATACTTTTTCATAAATAGATTTCCAATTAAAAATAGAGAAGTGAGGATAATACAAAGATGATTGCACACGAATTAATACAAGAATCGCTTAAAAATGAGAAACTTCGAATAGCGAAGAACAGAAGAGATGAAATTAGGCGTATGGTGGATTACTATACGGATACAGAAACAGATAAATATATTGACAATCACTTTGCATCAAGTGCCTTTCGTGAAATTCCGCCTTATTCCGTTAATTTTACTAGAAGATTTATTAATAAGATGTCTAGGATTTACACACTTGGAGCGGATAGGAATGTCAGCGATGAATACTTATTCCTCACACGCAAAAAGAACGCAAGAATGAAACACATTGAGAGGATGACTAGGCTTGTTGGTACGATTGCGAATAGAGTTATGTTAAAAGAGGATGCGAATGGAACTTACTTTGAATACCGACCTATTTACTACTATAATGCGTTTTTTGATGAAGACCCATTTTTGCCGATGGCGATAACTTATCCGCTCCTACTCCCAGTAAACGACTCATCAAGAACAGATGAAATGCACTATGCCTATTGGGATGATGTGCATTATGCTGAATATGATGAAGATGGTAATATTGTTATGCAGTATGAGCATGGATTTGGTATGCTACCATTTGTATTTACTCATAGGGAAGACCAAATTGACTCGCATTTTGTCGAGGGAGCAAACGACATTATTAATGTAAATGAGCAAGTAAATATCACTATGACTGAGATGCAACTTGGTTTAAGGTTTCAAATGTTCGGACAGCCTGTAACTACAGGGGCAGATATAGATAAAAATGTTACCAGGACAGGTTCTGATAGTATATTGGGCTTACCTGAAGGTGCTACTTTTGATATTGTCGCACCACAAGGAGATATTAACTCAGTAATTAATAATGTTAAGTTTCAAATAGAATTAGTAGCACAAAATAACCATCTTTGGATACATTGGGCTGAGCAGGGCGGTGAGATGCCATCAGGTATTAGTTTGATGATTAAAGACCTTGAAAGAACTGAAGATTATATGGATGATATTGATCTTTGGAGGATGTACGAGGAAGAGCTTTTTATTGTAGAAAAAGCAGTAGCAAAAGCGAATAACATTGGAATGTCAAACAAATTCGCTGTAAATTTCATTGAACCTGAATATCCACAATCGGTGCAGGATCAAATTTTATGGAATAACTTTAGATTAGAGAATAATCTAACAACTAGAGCTAAACTACTTAACGAAATTAATACTGATTTATCTATGGAAGAAGCTCAAGCTATAGTTACAGAAAACGAGAGGACAAATGGCACAGGGCAAGAGCAAAGAGGATTATTTAATAGAACATTCCAAACTACTCGAAGAACTGAGGGACAAGGCGGATAGCATAGAGCTAGAAGATGGAAAGTTCCTAGACTCACCAGAAGAATACGCAGAAAATTTAATAGAAAAAGAGATAATCAAGTTTCTACCTGACTTTATTAAAGCTAGAAAAGAGGGTAAGAAGTTAGCGAGGCGATTAATTGATTGAAAAAATAGATATTAACTTCAGCTTCGGCAAACTCTTAAGAAACCTTGATAATATATTAAAAGAAGATTTATCAATAAAGGCTAATGATTTTGCCGCATTTGCTCGTAGTACAATAATAGAAGGTAAACTTAGACCCTTAAGAACTGCTACAAAAAAAGCTAGAAAAGCAGGTAATAAAGGAAAGTATCCAAGACCTAAAACAGGTGGTACAACACCCTTACACCATACAGGTAGACTACTAACATCAATAAAACCAGTAAAAGATGGAATTAAATTATTAGAATATGGTCTTAAGCATAATAATGGATTTACTCATAACATGACAGGTGAAAAAATAAAACCTAGACCTTTTTTATTTACTAGAGGTGATAATTTGCCCCCAAAATTAAAGCAAAGATATTTAGCTATGGAAAAACGACTATATAAACGCCTTAATAGGGCTTTGAGGAAGTAAAATGGCAGAAAGGGCATTAACAGATGAAGAAATCAATGAAATCCTTAATAAGTATGAGGGAGAAGTTACTGAAGAGGATAGAAGACTCCTCTTATGGATCGCTCTCGGACTCGGATATGATATTTCTATCTTTACTGCTCGAATTGAACGAGAGATTGCAGTCCTTAGAGCGGCAGGGGCAACGGAATCTGGAATTGTTGGAGCTATTCGAAGAGACTACGAGACCAATGGAAGAATATTTGGGGAATTACGAAATTCCATTAAGCGAGGAGTTGTACTTGGAATTATGCAAAGTTCTAGGCTCGGACAGAGTGCCATTTATGGCGATAGCGTAGAAACATTTAAGTGGGTAACGATGCAAGGCGGAAAAGTATGCGAAGATTGCCAACCAAGAGCAGGACAGGTAGCGACTTGGCAAGAATGGGAAGCTATAGGGATGCCAGGGAGTGGATGGTCAAGGTGCGGAGCAAATTGTTACTGTATGTTAGTTCCAGAAGGCGTTAAAGTATCAGATACAGTCAAACGAGCCTAATTTTTA